CTCCGTAAGGACTGCTTTGCCATCCTTGACGGCGTAGGCGAAGCCAACATCGAAACGACCCTCCGCAAGATGATTGGCGCTCAGGGATTCGGTGTCAAGGGCCGTTGGGGTGCCATCTATGATGGACGTGGCGTCTTCTTCGACAGCTACTACACCCTCATGAACGTAGAAGTCGTGAAGTCCGTTCAGTTGGCTTCTATCATCACGGCTAACGCCGCTAACGGAATTTGGTGGTTGCCGCCTGCTGGCGAAATCAACGCTGTGATTCCGACGGAATGGGGCGTAACCGAAAAGTATCCTAGAACCTTCAAGTATCCTGAAGACACGGATTCCAACATCGCACGTCTTACTGAAATCAGGGTCAACCCGACTCGTTTCAACAGCCGTGGAATGTTCATCTGGGGTGACTACACGATGCAGAAGGAAAGCTCTGCATTCGACCAGATTCATGTGGCAATGCTCTTGGCTGGCATTCACAAGATGTTCTATCACTACCTCGATAGAAAGGTCTTCCAGTTGAATACGACCAACCTGCGTACCAACATTCAGTCTGACTTGCAGGCTCAATTGGATGCAATCATGAACTCTAACCCAGCTGGTTTGTACTCTGGCACAGCAATCTGCGACGATACGAACAACACGCCTGACGTAATCGACAGGAACGAGTTGCACGTTGACCTCAGGTTGAAGCCAACCAAGACCTCTCGCTGGATTACATTGAGAACTATTGTTGAGTCCAATGGTTCCAGCAACACTCAATCCACTTCACTTTATGTGTAATGGGAGGTAAACTATGGGTATCAATCAGACTATTGATGACGAATTGAAGAAAAAGGTGTTCTTTGGCGCTGCCATCGACACCTTGGCCGACCCGTATAGAACCAGCCGCTGGCGTATGCTGATTTCCACCGAAATCTTCCACGCTTTCGGCATGGGTCTTCAGAACCACGACCAGTTCGATATTCAGGACGGTGAAGCATCGTTCGCCCTGTATGTTCAGGAACCGCCTACAATTCCCGCAGTGGAATTGCAGTCCAAGGCTTTCCAGTACATGGGCTTCAACAAGCACTATCCTGTCGGTCAGACTGGCCTCGATGGAACATTCTCCATCGGTGGTGTATGTACGGAAGACATGGCTCCGTATGAAGCCATGATGGAATGGCGTAACCTCATCTACAACACGGGTGAGATGACCTTGGCTAACCGTTCCGATGCCAACTGGCAGACGAACCGTATCGCCCAGAACTCGTCAAACCACATTCACCTCGGTCTCGGACAGCAGGCCAACTGGCCTAACCCGACGGTTCAGCTGCTCCGTAACCAGACGGTGACGCTTGAATACTACGACTGGATGTACGGTGACTGCATCTTCTCCATCACGTATATCAACGCATGGCCGAAGAAGGTCGAACTTCCTAAGCCTGGAACCTACGGTGTGGGCGACCTTGGTACATGGAAGGCAACCTTCCAGTACGACAGGTTCACTATCTGGATTCCGCCTGGATATAAGTACGTCTAATCGGCGTGAAATTAACAAAGGGCAAGCGAAATGCTTGCCCTTTTCTTTTATATGGAGTTAACTAAACGCCACGTTTCCAATGGAGATAGTCCATCGTATCATCTGGAATTACAGGGCCACTCTTTGGTTCATGTGCAAGTTTACCTTCTGGAGTGACATTGATAAGCTCTTCGCCAACCAGAGCCATGCATCCCTCGACATGTTTGTCGCCAATCTGTTTAAGCGTGGCCAGATAAGCCTCACGGTTGCGGGCGACACCAATCAGCTTGATACTTCCCTTTAACGGGTAATAGAAACTGACAGGGTCCATAACCTTGTTTTCAACCACAACAGGAACCCCGCTGAATTCATCCTTGAGGCTATCGATAAGTTCGCTAACAGGGTTGCTTTCGAGATACATCATGCCATCCACGATGAGCCTCTCCAGCTGCTCAACTATACCATAGTCTTCATAAAGCACACGACGAATTTTATGGTACTTGTCTTCAAAAGTACCCTGCCATTCAACAGCATCTTTCAGGTTACGACTGATGAACTTTAGCCTGTCGATTGTACTCTGATATTGATAAAGTGCGGTTGATACTGTTTGTATTTCATCTTCGTCCAACAACATAGTCGTTCTCCTTTTATTCTGCTCCGCCCCAGTTAATCGGGAACCATTTTTCAACTTCATCCTTCTTGCAAAGGTAGTCGTCAGCGGTTTCGTCGTCCCAGCACTCCTCGTGCTTGTTCCAGACAGCAAATCGGCATCCTTTGTATTCGGGCCAGATGGCAACAGGTTCGTCATCTTCGGGAAGCATCTCTTTAGTCAGACGCCATCCGCTACCGAGGCAACCTGGCTTGCAGTTCTTCGGAAGCATGTTATTGTTCATGTATGCGAAGTGAGTGACGTTGCTATCCTTGAGCATAAGGATGCCACCCATTTGACCCAATATACGGAAGCTACCTTGGATGTAGTATCCGCTATAAATAAGGTCTGGTTCCTTGTCCGTAACCATGAACAGGAGAATTCCTTCACGAGGAGTTTCCTTGCCCACCTCGTACCAGTTCATCTCGACTTGACATCTTAATTCCATATAGGTCTCCTTGTTTAAGCTTGCTTGAGTTTTGGCCACGCACTCAGTTCCAACGGAGTTGCATCAGTGGCCACATCATCACCATACATTTTACGGAGTGCCTCTCTTGCATTTACCAACAGGGTATGCGGCTCAGTGAACTTGAAGAACACAGTAACCTTATCAGCCGTTGGCTTGAGCTTGAATGTTGCACACCATATATTACTCACGTTCCTTTCCCCTATAATAAAGGAATACATCATTGTTAGAATGCACAATAGCCTGTACCTCTATTCCCTTATTG